GCCAGAGCTGTTATTGACGCCGCTGCCGGACTGACCAGCATACGGATCGATGTAGACGCGCATACGACCATTGAGTACGCCAGCGAAGGTCGCGCCGGTGTCGTCTACCTGGAGGTTGTTGCTGTTGAGAGCCGGAGCGTAGTCGAGAACACCAGCCATCTGCAGAGCGGAAGCGACGTCCGAAGAGCAGAGGACGATGTTGCCCTTACCGCGACGGGTAGCCTTCGCGATCTGGTTGGCTTCGCGCTCGATCTGGAACATCAGGCCCTTGAACTTCTCTACAGACCAGCGGCCGTTAGAGTCGGTGTCGAGGTCGAAGATACCGGCAGCGGTGGTGCCTTCGGTAGCGCCGCGGACAGCCGAGACGTTGATGGTGCGAACGATCTCGCGGTTGATTTCAGCGAGGATCTCAGCAGACAGGATGTTGCTGAGCTCGGTCTCGGCGTCGAGGCCGTGGATGGCCTTGAGGTCCTGAGCGAGTTCCATGCTGTACTCAGCCTTGAGGGCGCGAGTGTTAGCGGTTACGGTTACCTTCTCGATGGAGAAGGCCATCTCAGGGAAGGTCAGCGAGCTGTTGCCCAGGCCTTCGCCCTGGTCAGTGGTCATGCCGCCAGCGAAGTTGTACACGTCCTGAGACGCGATGTTGATGGTGTGAGTGGTGTTGCCTGGAAGATTACCCTGGTGCTTGTTGCCGAGGATAGCATCGGTGTTGCTCTTGTAAGTAGCGAAGCGAGTGTTAGCTTCGTTGTACAGAGCTTCGGTGTTAGCCTGGTCAGTGTAGCGAGCGCGCATTGCGAAGATGAGGCCGGTAGGACCGGTCATTGGCTGCACGCCGCAGATGTCGTAGGCTACGAGGTTCGGCATCGCGCGACGAACCAGGCTGATGAGCACTGGGTCGAAGGTGTCGATGGCGCCGGCGTTGGTAGAGTCCGGGTTACCGATAGAGTTGGTTGGCGATTCCATGAGGAACTGAGAGCCGCCCATAGCAGAAGATTCGCGAAGCGCGTTCTCGGTGTTCTCGAGCATCATGGCGGTTACGGAGCGACGGTGCGCGTCCTTGATCGCCGGTAGGTCTGGGTGACCTAGCACCGGCGACCACTTGTTCTGGATTTCTTCATTGAGATACATTGAGTTATACTCCTTGAGTTTTACTAGTATTAGTTGAGCTTGGTGGTGCGTGAGATTGCACGAACATACTTGTTCATTACGCCGGTAGGAGCGACAGTCTCGGCATACTCGCCGCTGTTGTCGAATCCTTCCTCGGTGAGCATCTTCATCGGCTTGCTTTCAACAGAAGTGAAGTAGTTCTCCCTGATCACTTGCACCTTCTTAGCGAAAGTCTCCTCGTCATCGAAGCTGAGGCCCTCACAGAGGGTCTTGAGCTTCTCTGCCTGAGTAACGGCGAGTCCGTCGGTCATGCTCTCGACGATAGCGGCCATCTTTGCCTCGGAGATCTCGCTGTTCAGAGCGATGACCTCGTCGGTCTTCTCGTTGACCATCTGCTCGAGCTCCTCGATACGGGATACCATCTCAGAGATGACGTCAGTCTTCTCTTCCGGTACCTCGATGTAGTGCTCGGCGAACAGGTTCTTCAGGCCGTCGATGAACTCCTCGGCGATCTCAGCGCGGAGGCTGTTCTCGAGAACGAGCTTGTTCTCTTCGATCCATTCATTGATAGCATACGACAGATACTTGTCGACGCTCTCGACCATGGCCTCCTGAGCGGCCTCGAGTTCTTCGTCGAGACGGGTAGAGTACTCGGTCTCGAGCTCTTCCACGATGGCGTCGACGCGATCATTGACTGCGGCCGTGAAGAGGGCAGAAGCCTCGGTCACGAAATCAGCAGAGGCCTCTTCACCGAAGAGCTGCTGGAGTTCGGTCTCTACTTCTTCCATCTTAGCCGAAGCGGCCGACGGCTTCATACTGACAGAGGCCTTATGCTTGGCTGACATGTCGCCAGTTGGCTTGGTGTTGGTCTCGGTGTCGGTTTCTTCCTCACCTTGTCCTGGGGTCTCGCCCTTGAGCTTGTTCATCGCGTTATCGCCCTGGCTCTTGTCCTGTGGACGATTCGCGTGAACATCGCCCTTGACGATAGGACCAGGAACTTTAGAGACGCCAGTAGCGCCTCCGCCGACAGAGATTTCTTCATCCATCTCTACGGCCTTGTTCTTGCTCTTAAGCATCATGATGCTCCCTTGTTACGAATCTGATAGATATATTTATGAAATCGCGAATTTACAGCAACCTCAAGAACTTCTCAAAGGTGGCGAGCTTGGCTTCTTCTAGCTGAGCGCTCGACGCCTTCTTGATAGTATTCCTCATCTGCTCTACTGCCTGAGCCTTGATGATTCCGTTGTCCCATACCCACTCGACACCCTCCATGATACCCTGAACGAAGGCATCTGGGGCGGACGGGTCGGCTACGATGTCTGCGGCGGTGGCCAGATAGAAGTCGTCTTGGACTTCCATGATGCCATCTTTACCAGGAGACAGAGAACCCATGCCACGTGAGGAGACTCCCAACTGCGCACCAGAGTCGATGAGACCGCGAGCGATATTGCCCATGGGGGTCTCAGTAACGAGAGCGCGGCCTATGAAGTTCTTACCTTCCTGGCGTAGATTAGTAATAATGTGCGATACGCGGTCGAGGTTGATACTCGGGCCATTGGGATGACCTAGCTCGCCGAAGGCTCGACCCTTCTCAACGAACTCCTTCATGTAGCGACTGACTTCGCGCTGCATGGTAGCCTCGCGATACATACGCTTATTGCGATTAGCGATGTCGGCCTGTAAGAAGACACCCTCGATATAGAGGTTCTTCTTACCACTTTCAGTAGCTTCAGTGACGTACTTGACGTCTTCTGTGAGTTCAGTGATTAGCTTCATCTATCAACCCCAATCTCTCTTGTCTTGCTTAGCCGCTGCGATCTTTTCAGAAGCAGACTTCATGGCAGACTGAGCGGCTTTCATCTCTCGCTGAGCATTAGCGCGCGCCTTGAGACCAGACGCATGATCGAAACGAATCTGGTGGTGTTGGGCCTGCATCTCATGATGTATAGCCTCGCCGGTGTGATGATCGAATCCACGGTCATCACCGACGTCTTCGGCCTTGTCAGCCTGCACCATGTGATGTTGCAACATCTTCTCGTGATGACGCATGTTGTCTTTATGATGCATGAGGATGTCGTTCAGCTTACCCTTGCCGACCATCTCTTCGAGATATGCAGACTCGTCTGCGCTTATCTCATATGACGCGGTGATGTTCAGATCGGTCTGGACCTTAGGCTTAGAGCCTCTTCCCTTGTACCTCACCTTGCTCGGGGTGATGCTCGGAGCCTTGCGCATCCTGGTAGCGTGCACGCCCTTGATGGCACTAATTTCATCCAGCGCTTCTACTTCTTCTCTTGCAAGTCTTTTAGTTGCTCTCTCTATTCCTCTTACACGCTTAAATGCTTTTTTGAAACTTTTCTCTTTTGTTTTTGGATCATTTGTATTTGTCATACCAGCAGCATAAGCATGTCCAAGCACTTCTGGTGCTGCTTTTCCGATGTAACTACCTAATGCTTTTTTTCCAGCAGAAGTATTACCAACTTCATCAATCTGTTCTACTTCTTCTTTCTTGAGGTGCTCTTTGTTGCGAAGCGCCTCGAGGTCGTCGGCGTCGATATCGTCCTTCGGCTCTCTGAGCTTGGCGATGTCTGCCTTCGACATCTGCTTCTTCTCTTGCAGGTCTACTGCGTTGACGCCGGAGACAGAGAGCTTACGCTGCTGCTCGGCGATGAACTGTGCGTATTTGTCCGCGCTCATAGTTTCTATCTCCTATTAGATTGATTCTGAGGTCTTCTGACCGACGATGACGATAGTGCCATTACCCGTGAGGGTGTAGCTCAGCGTAGCATTAGCCGATTCATTGAAAGTAACTCCATGACCAGCGAGATTCCAATGACCAGTGCCAGGCAGTACCGCGATCGTGTTAGCGCCGCGAGCTACTACCCATTGACCATCTGAAGTGAAGAAGATCTGCTTGATGGCGAGACTAGTCACGTTCTCTACGGTGCTGTTCGGCGTAGCGAGATTGGCGAGAGTGATGCTGCTGTTAGTAGCGGTATCACGGATGACGACGGTGCCGAACTTTTGATTCTGAATGATAGCCATTATTTCTTATATCCCTGATTCTTGCGCATGATGCTACCAGCGGTACTCGCCCACTTGCTGCCCTTCATCTTAGATGCGGGCCATGGCTTCTCAGACTCGCGTGGCTGATTGTACTCGCCCTTAGTGATCTTTCCCTTATAAGACTTCATCAGCTTATTTAGCTCTTCACGATCCATCTTCTCAAAGATGGCCTTGTGCTCTTCAGAGAGGCTGTCATACAGCTCGATCTCTTCCGCGGTGTACTCGATCTCTTCGTTAGTGGCCTTGACTTTAGGCTTCCTGCCAAGTTCGTCAGAACCGATGATCTTCTTAAGTGCTAGCTTTACACCAGCCCTTCTCTTTTCGCCCTTGACTGGATCTCTGCGCTCTGGCTTGGCGCCCTGAACGTAGCGCTGAAGCTTGTCTTTAGTAGATTCATCTAGTTCGGCTTCTTCTTTTCTGGTCTGAACTCGCTTGCCGTCTTTATTCAAACGAACGCCCTTCTTCCAGTCTTCTTTGGAGACGGCATTCGATCCGTGCATCTCTTTGTGAGCGTACCAGCCGTCGTCGTTCTCAGCTTCTTCCTTACGCAGCTTCGGGCCAGCGAGAGTAATCTTCGGCTTCTTGGACGGGATGCTCTTCTTAGAGAGGACGTGGTAGAAATTGGAGTGACTCTTCCCCATGTGATCGGCGTGATCTGCGCGCTCGATAGGCTTCAGCGAGGCGAGGTGTTGTAGCGCCTTGTTGGCGTGTACACGAGGAATGTCGTGCTTAGTGTTATCTTTGAAGTGCACTTCGACGTGATTGGGATGAGTCAGCTTAGACAGCTGATCTTGAATGTGAAGCGTATCAGCTTCTTCACCTGGCTTCAGCTTCTTTGGACGGCCCGCTTTCTTCGCCTCAGTCATGAACTGGTTGAATGTCTTGTCTGTCATCTTCTCAGTTTCCTCGTAGTGTGGTCTTTCCATCTGCGGAGTCGAGCGATACTGCCCTCCTCTGACGGGAGCCGGGTGTTGCAAGTGCTTAGGTCTCTTATTAGACCTGGAAGCGAACGTCTGTCTCATGCCCTTCGGCAGCATGTCTTCCTTGTGCTTCTTCTCGAGGTCGATCTCTGAGACCTGCTCAGAGAACTTACTCCTCAAGCGATAGCCGAAGCCTAGCGGTTGAGTAGGTCCCTCGATGGCAGAGGATGGCTTAGCGCGCTCCAGACCCTCGGGTTCAGGGAACTGCTTCCGCTCCTTGTTGCCAAAGATTATATTGGCTGCCGCCTTCTTATTAGGGATTTTCGCCACGACGCTTCTTGCTGTAATAGATTGCCAGAGACTGCTTGATCTTCTGCTTCTTGCCCTTGGCAGTCAGCTTCTCAGGGTGCTTCATCTCTTTGCTGATGAACTCACCGGCGGTGCCCTCGTTGATCTCGCCGTACTTCTCCACGAAGGCGGCGATGGCAGCGGCGTGAGCCTCGGAGACGAGATACGAAGTACCGGCTACGTCGATCTCAAACGACTGCTTAAGAGGATTGGTTCCGGCCGGGGCCTTGACCTTCGGACGAGCCGGCTGGACGTAGGTCTTAGCGGTCTTGACACCGAGACCTGATATCGCCTGCAGCTTCTTAGCCTCTGGACCGACTGCTCCTTTGTCTAACTTTCGCTGAGCTTCGCGACGCTGCGCAGCGGAGTACTTAGGCTGAGCAGGAGCTGCCGGCTTCTGCTTCTGAACATTTTGCTTCTGTGCAGGAGCGACAGCAGGCTTGAGCTTAGGCTTCGGCGGTGCATTATTAGATCCGGCTGGCGGATCACCGGAAGTCGGCACGATCTTTACACCGGCATCTCTTGGTTCAGTCTGCTGCTTATTTGGTCCAGGCTGCTGAGCTGCTGGTCTCTTATCCGTAATGTTGCCGTCCATCTGAGCCTTGAGTGTAGGACTCATCTGCGGCTTACTCATAATTTTGACGTCAGGTGCCATCTGCTGCTTACTACCCGACTTATTAGTAGTATTGAACGCAGTCTCGGCTGCTTTCTTAGCTGCCTGATCGGCCGCCAACTTATTCGCTCCAAGCTGAGGCTTAGGAGCGATGTCACCGGATGCAGTGCGAGCTTTCAGGTTAGTCGTCGAAGGACTATCAACGGCCGAACCAAAGCGACCCTGGAATCCACGGGTGCCACGATTAGGTGTCTGGACAGTAGAAGCCGCCGCGGGTGCAGGAGGCTTGTATGTGTTCATCGTCTTGACTACTCGACCTCTTGAATTAGCCCCACCGTCACCGAAGCCAGTAAGCTTCTGGCCGGCCTGAAGAGGGAGAGCCGGCTTTCCAGCGTTACCCTGCAGAGTTTTCTGATATGCGTTTCCAGCCGGCGTTCCTGGCTGAGCATAGATCTCGCTTACTGTCTCTTCCTTGACGTCGTCGGAAGAGCAGTCCTCGCAGTCGCAGTCGTCTTTGTGCTCTTCTTCCTTGGCCTTGGCTTCTTCGATCTCGAGGTGCTCATTGTACTCTACGTACTTGTTGAGATCTTCTGGAGCTGGCTGATCGGCCGGCTGTAGCTTGGCCCTATCGACAGAGCCATTGAACATCTTCTCGTAGTCTTTAGTCTCGGAGTCTTTCTGGACGAGGTGCTTCATGCCCGAGTCCTTGATAGTGTGAAGGTCAGCGCGAAAGTTCTTCGCGTCCTTCGTCATGCCATCGGCCGTCTTCTCCTTGGCACCCTCGGTCACTACGCTCCTGATGCTGTCCATGAAAGATCTAGACATCTTCGTCTCCGCTCTGCTCTGTTGGTTCTTCTTCTGTCGTGAGGTCTTCTAACTCGTCGAACAGCTCGTCAGTGTCCGTCAGGTAGTCGTCGTCCTCTGGAATATCGTACTCTACTTCGTCGCTCTCAGTAGGATCTGGTTCATTAGGACCGTCCTCTGCGTCGTCGCCGGCGTAGTTGCCGTATATCGACTGGGCCACATCGATCTTCATACTCTGTATGGCGTCCATGGCCTTCGCGTTCATCATCGCGTCTACAGCAGCCTTCACTCCGAGTGCGTTGCCCTCCAGTGAGTGAGCGAGTAGGCTGGTCATCGCGTCGTCGTTCTCATTATCCATTCACTATTCTCCTATTTATACTTTTCTCTTACCGGCTAATACGTCTGCTGGTGAGACGATAGGAGCCGGTGGCTGCTGCGCTTGCGGCGCTTGATCTTGCGGCGGCGCGTTCTGATCCATGGGCGCGCCGGTCTGATCCATGGGCATGCCGTCTGGGCCTGCCTCAGGCATCGGCGGATTGAAGATCGGGTCGTTCTGCTCCTCGAGGATCTTGGCGCGTTGCTCATCGATCTCGTCGTCGGTCATGCGAAGCACGTTCTCTTGTACCCAGTGGTTCGAGTAGAAGGTGCCGATGTAAGGCTGCACTCCCTGCAGGGTAGCGACTCGACTATTGATGAGCTCGGCTTCCTTGAGCTCGGTGTAGTAGTTGTCTCTGTTGTAGTCGAACCTGAGCTTCTGAGCGATGAGAGTCCAGTCATCCGGGGTGATGATACCCTTCAGGATGAGCTGCTTCTCCAGAGCCTTCAAGAACAGGGCCGAGAACTTCAAGCGTAGGCGATCGATGAACTTCGAGAACTTGACTTCGTCTCTGGTGATCTCTGCGGACCTGCCTAGGTTGAAGCCACCCTCGTTCTCCATTCGTGCGAACGGCACGTTCAGAGCCTTGAACATCTTCTTCTGGAAGTAGCGAACGTCTTCGATCTCTCCGAGGTTCTGACCCGCTGGGAGGGTGGTGATCTCAGTACCCTTGCCGCCTTCGCGACGTGGCAGCCAGAAGTCTTCGAGCATCGTCATGAACTTGCGATCGTCTCTGATCTCGCCGGTCGAGGCGTCGTAGACCAGCTTATTCTTGAAGCGAGTCATGACGTCCTTGAGGTACTGCTCCGCCTTCATTTTCGGCAGGTTACCCACGTCGATGTAGAACACTCGGCGCTCAGGAGCTCGGCTGATCCTGTAGATCACCGTGGCGTCCTCGAGAGCCTTGAGCTGGTTCAATACCTTGATTGCCTTGTGGAGGTGTGAGAGCATCATGGTATTGTGCTTGTCCATCATACCCGATGGAACCATGATGATCGAGTCTTTGGCGATCTTGAAGCCGGTCACGCCAGAGGCGCCGAAGTTACCAGTGTTCATGAAGCCACGCTCGTTGAACATGTAGAACTCGATCTCTTGCTTCACGATCTGAGCGAGTGATCCCTGGTCCTTGACCTTCTGGACTTGCTTGATCTTGCGGATCTTGCGAGAGTCGATGTATCTGAGCTCCTTGATACCCTCCTCTGGCTTAGTGACGTCGATGATGACCTGGAAGAATAGGCGGCCATCGATGTACCAGCGGCGGAAGATGTCGTATCCGAGCTTGTTGAATTCTAGTAGGTCGACGATGTACTCGAATTCCTGACGAATCAATTTCTTGATCTTGTCTGGCTGCTCGAGGTCGTCGAGGTTGATGCTGACGATCGGCTCTTTTGGATCGTATACGATGGCCTCGTTGACGATGTCGTCGATGGCCGAGTCGACTTCCGGAAACTCCGCCATCACCCTGTACTTGGTGACTAGCTCGGCCTCGGTGCGGACGGCACCGTCCAGGTCCACATACGTACCGTATGCCCCTCCACCCTGAATGACTACCGCGCCGTCGTCGCTCTCCTTGGCGATGATCGTCGGAGTAGTATTAGCGTCGAGAGGCCTCTTACGGATCTCAAATCCAAAGAACTCTGCCATTTTATCTCCAGTATATTATGGGGAGAGCGTTAGCCCTCCCCTGTTCACTTCAATTAGCGCTGTAGAGACGAAGAGACGGTCTCGTCGAAGGCCACGCCAGGAGCGCGGGTAGTATCGACGGCCCAGTAGTCGTACTGGAAGGTGACCGAGAATTCTTCGATAGCGTCAGTCGACGACCAGTCGAGAGGGATCTCGCCAATGGCCGTCGGGAAGATGTTGTGGAACTTATACGCGCGGATCGGAGCACCAGTCTTAGAGTACTGCGTGACGATTGCGTCGGCCGTATAGGTCTGAATGCTCCTCAGGTTTGCCCTGAGGTTGCTGATAGCGTTAGACCACTTCTCGAGCGAGTTACGGAGAGCGAAGTCCTCATCGTTGATGATGGTGACAGTCCAATCCGGGAACACGCGGTCGCCAGGGACCTTGATGAAGCGGCCGAAGTATGGTACGTTGATGAACCCGATCTGGGAAGCCGGGAGCTGAGCAGACCTCACGAAGAAGCTGCTCTTTGCGCCGAAGGATCCGTCGACGGGGCTAGAAATCTGGACCTCGAAGAGGTTGTTCCTAGCGCCGTCGAACTTTAGACGAGCTCTGAAGTCGTTGATGTTGAAAGCCATGTTAGTCTTTCTCCTATGAGCTTATCTCTATTTACTGTCTCAGTCCGATGATCTCGTTGAACGCGACACCTGTTCTGACAGCGATGAAGTTCAGCTGGATGAAGTTGATCGACCTAGCTGGCTTGATGTAGATGTCACCGACGAATTCGTTGCGATCGATGATCTCCGGGGTGTTATTAGTCTCGTCGCAGACGACCTTGAAGTCGAAGATACCACGACGACCCTGGACGTCTCTGAGGTACGGCTCTACCAAGTTCCTGAACTGCGTCCTGGTGAACGCGTCGTTGAACTCGAAGAGAGTGTACTTAGCGGCCAGCGAGATGGCCTTCTCGAGGACGATGAAGAGCCTGCGGACGTTGATACGATCGAAGGCCGACGGCTTACCCAGCGCGGTCTTATCTCCATAGAGGAGAGTACCGGCACCCTGGATGTTGATGACCGGGTTGACGTCGTTCTTGTAGAGGCTGTCGCGCTCGGCCTGCGAAGGATTGTAGGCCAGCTTGACGACGTTCTTGATGAGACCGCGGTTGTATCCAGCAGGAGAGAACCACGGGTCGTTGGTGTCGTCGGTGCGAGCGCAGAGGCCAGCGATGTCACCGTTCAGCGGCACCCAGCGGTACACGTCGTTATAGCGATCGTACATGTACTTGTATCCGCTGTCGATCACGGCGTAGGAGCTGCTAGTGATAGAGTTCCTGAAGGCGATGATGTCGTCGACTTCCTGATACAAGTTGTTGATCAGAGCGTCATAACCAGGCGACAGGAATGCTACGCAGTCCTTACGGTGTTCACAGACGTTGTCGACGATGTAGTTGCCGAGCTGCTGAGAGTAGTCGCCGCCGCGAGCCTTGCCTTGGAGGACCAGGCTGATGTCTGCTTCGTTTGCATTGATGAACTGGTCATAAGCGTCGTAGAGTACTGCTTCCTCGACGAAGTCTTCTTCCAGACCATCCTTACCACCGACGAAGTAGTAGGTAGCAGCCTCGTCGTTAGTAGAAGAGGCGATCGCGCTGGCATTAGCAGACGCTGCGTTGTCTTCGTCGTTAGCCCACCAGACGTACTGAGAGCCATTGTTGAGAGCGTCCTTGTAGTAGATAGACGATCCCTGCTCGTTCTTAGCATCGGTGATGCGGGACAGGTTAGAGAAGCGCTCGAGGATGGCGCCAGGAGTACCAGTCAGGAGACCCTTGTTGTCGACCACGACTACGTGAAGAGCGTCGTTAGCGGCTCCATTGGCTACGGCAGGATCCTGAGCGAACAGATTCGCCAGGTAGTCGGACTGACCCGGCGCCTTGTCGAAGGAGCCGAAGTACTCCCAGTAGCGGCTGACCGAAGTCTCAGACACTGGAGTCTTGATGCGAATCTTGTTGTTTACGGTGACAGTGAAGTTAGCGGTCGACTGCACGGTGTAGTCGCCGGAAGAAGAGCCAGTCGCGGCCTTAGTAACCACGATGTGAGAGGCGTTCTTAGAAGCGACAGTGGTGGCAGCAGGGATGCTAGTGCCGGAGACAGAAGCGCCGATCGAGATCGCGGCAGTACCACCGAACACTGACAGAGAAGTGTCTCCGCTCGAGAATGTCAGAGTCACAGTAGCGCTGTAGTAGGCCGGATAGAACGTTCCCTTCTCAGTCACACGAAGCAGCTGCTTACCGACCACCACATTTCCTACCTCGATGATGTCTCCCTTGGTGAGAGCATTGTAGATGGTGTTGGCGTTAGTGTTAGCCGCAGTGACGTGTCCTCCAATAGCGTAGTCGACAGGGACCACGTTGAATACGAGGGTCGAAGTACCGGTAGCACCCGTCATCAGAGACGAGGTAGCGTTGATAGCGGCAGCGTTCGTAGACATAGCGTAAGACTTGTACCAGCCGTTGGCGCTGTCACAGACCGAGATCTTTAGGGAGTTACCCATGACTCCAGGATACTTAGCGATCCACTTGAGATCGCTGTCGACTTCGAAGTCGCCGTTGGCTGACTTAGCGATGTAGTCCTTCTCGTTGAGGACGTTACGAGCCAGGAAGACGTCGGGGTCGATAGCGTTCGGATCGTCGCCAGTGATAGCGATAGCCGACATAGTGGCATTCGTCGCTACGTTGGCGTAGACCGAAGCGGTCACTGCTGCCACGTTAGAGACGTTTCCAGTTGCTTCCGAGAGGTTGCTGAGAGTCCAGGCCACCGAGTTCGAGGTGAACGAGGCGGAAGGATTTCCGGAAGTGTTAGCAGCGCGGCTGATGTAGAGCCTGTTGCCGTATGCCAGGAAGCTGGCAGCGGTGAAGAAGGTCTCTGCATTCAGAGAAGTAGGCTTACCGAAGCGAGTCACGAGCTTCTGCTCGTTGTCCACAAGGACGCGTTCAGCGATCGGACCCCAACGGAAGACGCCGCCGATAGCACCCTCAGAGGTAGCAACGGCAGGGACGATAGTCGTTAGGTCGATCTCAGTTACATTTACACCTGGACTGAGTTGAGTTGGCATTATTTGTCTCCCTCTGGGAACGGTTAGTCAGATCGGATCTGAACTATTTATATTTTTCTCATTTTTGTTAGTTCGGCCAGTTAGTATTGACGTATATAGTGTCGACTATTTCCTCATTAGGAACAGTCTCCTCGTGACCGGTATTTATGAATCCGAAGGGCGTGAGCTCCTCCTCGATCATGCGAGCGTTCTCGTCGTATACCCCTCGCCTGAAGTCCACGTTAGTCATCTCCTTGAAGTAGGTCTGGGCGGTCAACCAGGCGAATAGGACGCAGCACATGACCAGGTCGTCGTGACCCTCCTCAGCCTCGTAGGACTTGCCGTTCAAGCTGAATCTGGACATCTCCTGAATCAGCTGGTAGTCGTTGACTATCAGCCTGTCTTGCTCGACCATAGTCTTCAGATTGACGCAGCCGATGGCCTTGACCACCTTGTCAGTCCTGACACCCTGCCTAGTCTTGGCAGCTCCGGAGAAGCCACCGGTGAGCTGTATGCGCTTCTTCACTTGAGCCGTCGTCAAGATTCCGTCATATTCTAGGTCATGGTGCAG